TTTGAACCAGTCGACGTTCTACGGCATCGCCGTGGCGGCGCACCTGGGCTTCCAGACGATCGGTGTGGCTGGTCTGGACCTGTCGGGCGACCGCTGGCCGACCGATCTGCACATCGAAGAAGCAGCCTACACGCGACTACGCGGCTGCGTGGAACGCAAGGGCAGCAGGATCCTGAACCTGTCCGACGAATCGCGGCTGGAATCGTTCCAGCGCGGCACGTGGGATGACATTCAGCCACGCGAACCCCGCCCGGCGGTGACAACATGACCGAACAGATACTGGCAGGGCGCGAACCGTCCGACGTTTACGCGGACTGCTATTCATCCGAGTGGTATCGAATGGGGCGACCGCGCTTTCGGCGCATGAAGAACGCGCTTCGGTGCGCGAACCCGCCCGGCACGTTCATGGACGTGGGCTGCGGGCGCGCTGAACTGGTCGACTACATGCAGGAAAAGGGCTTCGACGCGTTCGGGTGCGACATCGTGCCCGCGCTTTGCCTGGAAGATCACATCGACCTGATCAAAACCGCCGCCGATATGCCGTGGCCCGACGAATGCTTCGACGTGGTGACGTGCAGCGACGTGCTGGAACACGTGGACCCCGCCGAAACCTACCCCGTGATCGAAGAACTGCGGCGCATCACGGCGCAGCACCTGATCGTTCATGTGGCGTGGTATGAAGCGAAATGGAAGCTGGAAGACGGCACGGTGATCGACCTGCACTGCAACAAACGCGACGACTGGAAAACGCTGCTGTCGTCGATCGGCCCGTGGTCGAAAGTGACCGAACAACAGTTCAGCGGAAAGCAAGCCCTGATCCACCTGGAACGATGAACCTGGAAGCCGACAAATTTCTGGAAGCCGTGGAGTCGAAGCACGCCGACACCTACGCGGCGGCGCTGGAAGCCCTGTATTTCGCCATCGCGACCGGGAACAAACCCGCGCGCGCCGACGCGTTCCAGGGGCTTGTCGACGTTCAAACGGAAACGATGGGCGCGGGTGAAGTGCTGGGCGCTTCGCTGATGCTGCAACGCACGGCGAAGGTGCTGGCCGACGGCGCGAACAACGCATTTCTGCGCAAACACCGCGAACTGCACCTGAACTTTTCGGGCTTGCAGTCGGTGCTGCCGCGTGTGACGTTCGACGAAGCCGTGGAAGACATGGTGGCGCGCACGCCCGTGACGATCCGGCGGGCAGCCGATCGCACTGCGTCGACCATCAGCAGGCTATACGGCGAAGGTCGCGTGGTCGCGTTCGCGCATTCGGCGGAAGCTGCGGTGACGAAGCACGTGCAGTCGATGATCGCGCAAGCGGTGCGCGAAGGCATCGGCGAAGTGAACATCGGCGCGCGCATCATGTCCGACGTGAACCTGATCAGGAAGCGGTCGAAGAAGTGGACCGAAGGGTATGCGCGAATGGCGTTTCGCACGAACCTGAACACCGCAGTGACGGCGGGCAGGTTCCGGCAGGCGCAGGATCCCGACATCAAAGCGGTGGTGCCCTGCTTCCAGTTCGACGACGTGGGCGACGGCGACACGCGAGATAACCACCGCGCGCCACCGGGCTTGATCTTCAAAGTGGACAACCCGGTGTGGAACAAAATTGCGCCACCGCTGGGCTATAACTGCCGCTGTCAAGTGCGGATCGTGACGGTTCCGATGCTGCTGCGGCTGGGGCGCATCGACGCATCGGGCGCGATCACCGAATCGCGGCTGCCGCCTGGACTGCAAGCCGACAAGGGGTTCCGACACGGGGGGCGGCCAGACCTGTTCATGGTCGCGTGATGGGAAAACACTGGTCCGAACTACGCGAAGAACTGGTGCATGCGGTGAACATGCGCGGCGTGCAGGATGTTGCAAATGCGATTCCTGCAAATCGCACCACTGTATATCGGCTGATTCGCGGCGATACTACGAAGCCACACGCGGCGATTCAGCGAGGCGTCGAACGCGTGGTGCGTGACGTGCGAACCGACGAACAGGAAACGAAGCCATGACCACGACCGAAAACTACGTGCCGAAGCTGAAACGTCTGCTGATCAGCACCGCAGCCGACGCCGTGCTGATCACGGGCGTGGCAGGCAAGACCGTTTCCGTTCATGGTCTGCTGCTGCAATCCGTCGGCGGCACCGTGTCGCTGGACGACGAAAGCGGCGGCGTGTTCGGCCCGTTCATCCTGACCGCTGCCCCGATGAACCTGCCGCTGTCGCAACTGCCCTACTTTCAAGCCACCGACGGCGACGCGCTGACGATTCAGCTATCCGCCACCGACCTGAACACGGGCGTTCTGTTCTACACGCAGGAATAACCGCATGAAGCGAACCACCGAAATCGAACTGCACGAAGCGATCCTGCCGGAACGCACGCTGACCGAAGTGGGCTACGAAGCTACGCGCACCGACGACGCGCTGATCCTGCACCGGGTGCCGATCTTCGTGGAGTGCCAGCGCGGTGAAGTGAACTTCGACGCTGCCTGGATCGGCGCTGCCGTGTCCAAAGCCATGAAGCGGCAGTCGGGCGGCTACATGCCCCCGCTGCACGTGCGGCATCACAACGATGGCGACGCACCCGAAGCTGCGGGGTTCTTCAAAATCACCGGCACGAAGGTGATCACGTTCGAAGGCGAACAGCGCGTGGCGGTGTTGGCCGATCTGATCATCACCGACCCGGCGACGCGATACGAAGTGATGCAGAAGCGGCTGCCCTACCGATCGGTGGAGATTTTCAACGTCGAAAAGCCGGGGTTCGACTCGCTGGCGCTGCTGGATCACGAAGCCCCGTTCCTGGAACTTCCGATGGGCTTCGTGTCGAAGCTGAACGAAGACCTGAACGCGCTGGGCCATTCACCCGGTGATGCAAATGCGACATTCCGAATGGATGGCAGTGTAAACGGCGAACCCGTGGTAGCTTTCCGGGCTGACGGCACTGCTGCTTCCTTTCTTTTCAGAGACGAACCGATGACCACGAAAACAAAGACACCCGAAGAACTGGCCGCCGAAGCAGCCGCAGCCACCGCCGCAACCGTCGCAGCCGCGAAGTTCGAAGCCGATGGCCCACCGCCGAAGGAAGGCGACGACGACGAAGGCAAGGACGCCGACCTGGAAGCCGCTTCCGTGGACGTGTCCGCGATCGTGAAGGCGATCACGTCGGGCGAAATCCCGGTCAAGGCGATGAAAGAAATCGTCGCGGCCATCCAAGCGCAGGAGACGGAAGGCGAGGAAGCCCCCGCCGAAGACGCGCAGCCCGTGACACCTACCCCACCGCCGGGAGCCGAAGCCATGAAGCAGAACACCGCAAACGCGCAGATCGTTTCCATGCAAGCCGTGATCGACGGCATGCAAGCCGAACGGGCAGTCGAGAAAGCCGACGCCGCCCGAAAAAACGATGTCGACGCTGCTTTCGAGCGGCTGAAAGATCGTCCACTGGGCGCGAACCTTCGCACGAAGCTCGACAAGTATCACGCCGACTTCGGCGCGGGTGCTTTCGCGGCACACGTCGAAACGCTGGCGACCACGTTCGGCCCGACTGCCGCGCCGGGTGGCGAAGTGGTCGACTTCCGGGCTGGTAGCGAAGGCGACACCGAAGCCGTGATGGCGTTCAGCGCGAAGGGCGACGAAGCCGTATCGCAGGCGCGCAAGTTCAGCCGCGTGTGGCACGAACTGAAACGACACGGCGCATGCCGACAGTCGGAAGCCCGCTACATCGAAGTGAACATGGCGGCTTCCACCCTGTTCACCGTCGCCCGCTGATCCGTTCCGCAGGCATTTCACCCACGACCCACAAAACAGGAACTGAATCATGGCCGATCTAGGCGCAGCAGTGCAACACGTTACCCGGAACCGTGCCGGGCGTTCTTCGCTTCCGATCGCGAACACCGTCACCCTTTACGAAGGCGCGCTGTTGGGCATCGAAGGCGGCTACCTGAACCACTGGGCCGACGGCGCTGCCGACGTGTTCGCAGGCGTCTGCCTGGGTCCGTCGGTCGGCATCGCAGCCGCTGCCGCGATGCTGGGCAACACGTCCGCGACTCCGGTGCCCGAAGCATCGTTCGACGACAGCGGCGTGACGCTGATGCACCTGGACAGCGTGGGCGGAACGCCGACGCAGGCGAAGGTCGGCGACATCGTTTACAGCACATCCAGCAACACCGACGACATGTCGCTGACGGCAGTCACCACGACCGACAACCCGATTGGCTGGATGTCGCGCTGGCGCAGTGCGACCGACCTGGACGTGACGCTGTTCACGCCTTCCGAATTCCTGGCATACGTCGGCACCTAATCCGCCGACTGAACCTGGACCGACTTTCACCCACGAACTGAGCAGGAAACAAAAACATGTCCAACATCATCGCAAGCGCAAACCTTGCCAACGGGCTGCGCACCGAATTCGCGGACACCTACATGGCTATCCGAAACCGTCAAGCCGACTCGCGGCTGGCGAAGGTGATGGACCTGGGCGTGGGTGCAACGAACCGGAACCATACTTTCGGCTACTTCGACGCAGCACCGCACGCGGAACACTGGCCGCGCGGTTCCTCAATTGCCAGCGATGGCAACAAAGCGAAGTCGTTCGACGTGTCCGTTTACAACTGGGGCCGCCGGGTGCCCTGGCACATGGACGACCGCGCCGACGACCAGACCGGCACGCTGTTCGACAGCGCGAAGGGCGCGGGCAATTCCTTTGCCCTGCTTCCCGAACGGTTCTTCTTCGACCTGCTGCTGTCGACGACCACGACGCTGCCCGGTCTTCCGACCGCAGGCGACGGCGTGGCGCTGTTCAGCGCGACGAATGGCGACGGTGGTGCCCGATTCGGCATCACTGGCGGCAACATCATCACGGGCGGCGGCGTTCTGAACCTGTCCGACATCCTGACCGACTACTACGCGACGATGGCGCGGTATCGCGGCATGCAGGATGGCAAGGGGCAGCCGCTGTTCAGCAACGATATCCTGGACGCGGGCGTGACGATCATCTGCGGCGCGCACCTGGAACACGTCATGGAACAGGCGTTCATCCAAAAGATGCAGGCGGCTGGCATGTCGGCAACCGGCGCGCAGTCGGGCACGATCGTGGCGGGCGCAAGCCAGTCCAACCTGTCGCAAGACGCGAACCGACCCGTGGACATCTGGCCGACTTCCAGGATCGCGGCGTCGAACGACGACTGGTTCGTGTTCCTGAACGGCGTGCCGACCCCGCCGACGTTCCTGCTGGATCGCGAAGGGATCGTGGAACAGACTTCGCTGATGGGCGATCAGTCCGCTGGCGATCACACGAAGACCACGGGCGAAGAGTTCATCCAGTGGCATTCCCGACAGGGCGCTGGCGTGGCAGGCGAACCATTCGGGGCCATCCAGGTGAACAACTAGGCCACCGGGCCGCAGCGTGATACCCTGAGCGGGCCGCCGATCCTGATGGACGGCGGCCCGTTTCCATTTCTATCCTTTGAACCGGCAGAATACCCGGAAGGGAAAAAACCATGACCGACGCACCGAACACCCCACCGACCGAACCCCCCACGCCCGCGCAACAGGCGGCAGCAGCATCGAAGGGGCACCCCGCATCTGGACGACTGGCCGACCCGCTGGCGCTGGCCGCGCCGGGTGCTGGCGCTGCAACGAAGTTCGACGACATGTCGAAGATCGGCGGCAGCGATCTGGTGATGGACTTCACCGACCCGTCGTATTCGAAAAAGGCTTCGCGGGTGTTCATCTACTGGGTGGGGCTGATGCCCGACGCACCCGTGGAAGCGTTGACGCTGGCGGGCAATAGCTGGCCGAAGATCACGAAGGTGCGGCGACCGAACCCCGACCGTTCGGGCGACGACGTGTTCATGCCCGTGATCGGCGCGCTGGCGCGGTTCGACGAACGCACCATCCACCTGATCGCGAAGAAGCTGCCGTGGACGGTCTTCCGCTTCCAGGAAGAAAAGGCGGAAGCGAACGAACCCGGCACCGGGCAGAACATCGCCGACGTGGCGAAACAGCCATCGCGCGGGCACGTGATCACGGCGAAGAACCCGGAAGAAATCGCGGCGCTGCGCGAGCAGGGGCGACCCGCTTACGAATACCGGGCGCAGGAAGGCGACCACCCGGCTGCGCGCTACCTGTTCGCGCAACTGTGCCCGAACCAGAAAGCACCCGCACGCGGGGAATACTACCCCGACGTGCTGGAAGTCACTGGGCTGTCGTGGCCCGGTGAACTGATCACCCCCGCCGACAAGGCAACTGCAAAGCAGGTGTAAACGATGACCATTTCCGAAGCGAATCTGCAAAGCCAGTGGGCCGCCTGGATCGACCTAATCGAAACCGGGCGGGTGTATCTGGACGACACGATGCTGACGCTGCTGGCAGCGATCGACACCGAACTGGCAAACGGTGGCGACTACACCGTGCGCGGACTCACTGCGGCATCAGCAGATTACCGGGCGTCGGCGGCGACGCTGATCAGCCCGGCGCGCGTGATCGAAGCACTGGAACCGATCCTGTTCGAATATAACAAACTGATCACCGACGACGCTACGGCAGGTGACGGGTTCGGCGGCTATCGCGATCTGGCGCAGATCATGCGCGCACTTTACGAACACTTCGTGAACAACAGCCTGACCGTGGAGTCGCGAAACATCACCTACGACACCGCGACGCCGGGCGGGGCGAACGTCGGGAACGGCACGATTCGTCGGCTGACCGTGGACGAAAACGGGTTCAACCTGGAAGCCTGCACGGCACCGGAAAAGAAGCGGTGGCGCTGTCGCAGCGACGCCAGCACGGGCGTGCAGCAGGAAGCCGAAGTGTTCGAAGTGCTGGGCGCGACGCAGGCACCCGACGACCTGAACCGCGAAGGGTTCGGCAGCGGGATCAGCATTCGCACGTTCCTGACTTCGAAGCACGCGGGCGGCGGCGGCGGCGGCAGCCTGCTGCGCAACGGTTCGTTTTCCACGTTCACCGACCACGCGACGACGCCGACCCTGAACGGGTGGGTGATCAACAGCGGCGGCGCGACGTTCGACGCGGAAACCACGATCGTGTATCGCGACGCGCCGGGCATCACCACGTCGCAGTCGCTGAAACAAACCGCCGCGTTCGAAATCGAACAACTGGCATCGTCGTTCCGCAACACGCAACTGGATCAGGACACCCCGTATTTCTACCGGGTGATGGTCTACAAAGTTTCCGGCGCGACCGGGAACATCACGCTGACGTGGGGCAGCAAGTCGCAGGTTTTCACGCTGGGCGCGATGACGAACGACGCGTGGAACGAATGCGTGATCGACTTCGACGCCGACTGCTGGTTCCGTTCGTTCAACAAAAAGGATCTGTCGGTCAAAATCACGGGCGACACGATCAGCGGCACGTTCTATCTGGACGACGCGATTCTGGCCGAATGGGATCAGGTGGACGGCACGTATTGGATCACCTGCCCGAACGCTGCCGTGCATGTCCCGTGGCAAGTCGACGACTACTTCGAATTCGACGACAGCGGTGGACTGCCGGAAACCGCGAAGATCCAGTATTACCTGTGGCTGACCGGGCTGGGCTATCTGCCTTCGACGACCGGAACGCCGACGTTCACCGAACCGACATAGGCGTGTAAACGATGACCGACGCAACCGATCTATGGGCAGCATGCGAAGCCAGCTACGAAGCGAAGGGGCTAACGCTACTGACGAACGTGCGCGACCGCAGTGCGGTGGCCGCCGACGACACGGTGGGCGCTGACGCAGCGCAGTCGATCATCGACATGTTCGCGCTGTATGCGCAAGTCGACTACGTGTCGACGAACGCGATCCACGTGGAAGTCGGCATGCAGGGTGTGATCGCGCTGCTGTGGCGGCGCGGCGGCACGTCCACGAACATCGCGAAGGTGAAGTGGGAAGACTGGGTGGAACTGGCGACGAAGCTGCGGCAGACCGACCCGCGTGGGCACGAAGGGCCAGAATCGAACAGCGGCGTTTCGCAGCCATCGGAGCTTTCCAACGGGCGCACGACGGTTCCGTGGTCGCACCCTTCCGCACTTCCCGGCGGGCGCGGCTACATGCCCCGACGAATCCTTTCGGATGATTTCTAAACATGACACGCGCGACCTTCAAAAAGGGCGCACGGGTCGAAGGGTGGGAACGCAACCTGGACAACCCGCAGCGCGCACTGAAACAGGTGGGCATCCTGCTGGTGGCTGCGGCGCAGGAAGCGTTCGTCGATCAGGCGCACGGGCCGACTAAGTGGAAGCCGCGCGCGGTGCCGAACGTTTACGGCATCCTGGCAGACATCGACGCGGGCAAGACCCCGCCGGGGCGACGGTTCGAAGATCGGCCCGCACTGGTCGACACGGGCCGCCTGCGTTCGTCGATATCGTTCAGGCTGGTGTCGGCGAAGGTGGTGGAAGTCGGTTCGAACCTGCCTTACGCCGACCGGCTGAACCGGGGCGGCGACATCGAATCGGTGAAGATCACGGAACAGGTGCAAAGCGATCTGGCCGAATGGCTGAAAACGAAGTCGGCGCAGATCCGCGATTCGCTGGACTGGCTGCTGTCGAAGTCGCGCACCGACACGAAGCTGGAAGGAAAGGTCGAAGCCCGACCGTTCATCGGGCTGAACAGGCAAATTCGAAAAGACATCCTGCAAGTGGTGGGTGTGTCGATTCTGGAAACGAAATAGCATGACCGCAAAAAGCGCAGCGCAGATTATTCACTTCCCCGCCACGGTGATCGTCACACCGACCAGCGTTTCAACGCCGGGCGCATCGGGGAACTACGGCGGCACGTTCGTCGGCGGCGTGAAAGAAATCGGGTTCCAGTCGGTCGGTGAAGAAGCGTTCGAAATCTGGTCGGAGTGCTACGGCGAAGTGACCGACGTGCTGGAAGGTTCGAACCAGTTCAACATCGCGATGTTGCTGCGCGGGTGGGACGACGACGCGGTGGCGCAGTTCATGGCAGGCGGCTACGCGGCGGGCAGCGTGTCGGGGCACGCGGTGTTCACCGAACCCGGCGCACGCACGCCGGGGCAGTCGACGCAGGAAGCCGCGAACGCGCGCAACCTGAAACTGCTGCTGCTGCCCGACGACCCGATACACGTGCCCGCCCTGATGATCTACAACGCGGTGCCCGACTGGACACCCGGCGCGACGATCGCGCTGGAACAGAAATCCGAACTCGGAATCCCGCTGACGTTCCGCTGCATGCGGAACAGTGCCGGGAACATCTATTCGTGGGGTATGCTGGCCGACCTGTCGCTGACCTAGAAAACCGGAGTGTTTACACGTGCGATTCCCCTGGACGAAGAAGCCCGAACCCGAAGTCGAAGTGGTGACGCTGGACGAAGCCGTGGCAGCGTGGCCCCTGTGGCTGGCCGCCGGGCGGCCCCCGTTCGAATGGTTCATGGCGCTGGACCCCGACGTGCAGGAAGCACTGGCGGAAATCGGTATGCGGTTCACCGAAGCCCGCGACCTGGAAGCCGCCACCTGCCGGTCGAATCCCGATCTGGCCGAAGCCGCTGTGGCGGCGACCGACGACCCCACCGACACGGCGGCGACAGCGAGCGTTCTACAGCACGTTCTGGCGGCGGCGGCAGATCGCATGATGGGCGGCGGCGGGGCCAGCACGCAGCCCGTGGCGGCCCCTGAGCAGGCACCGGCTGGCCCGACGTGGGAAGGGCTGGCGCGGAACCAGGAAGCTGCCGCGATCCGCCTGCGCGGGCAGCAGGTGGAGCGGCAGGAACGGTCGGCGGTGACGATGCCGGGGGGTGACGCGTGAACCCCTGGCAGATGGCGCAGCAGATCAAATCCATCCTGGAAGCGACCACGTGGCACGATGGCGGCGATGTCGTGTTCGGGAATCAGGGTTCGGTCGCGTGCTTCGCGGGCACCCCGACAGCGGACCAGATGCCCGAAGCCCTGCCCGGCGCGCTGGTGCTGACCGGCGACTACGAACACGACGACGACGATCATTCGCTGCTGACGCAAACATTTCAGGTGATGGTCGCGGTGGAAGTCGCTGGCGACCCTATGGGCGAATTCGCCGTGATCGGCGGCAGTGCGCCCGACCTGAACGAATCGGGCGGCAGGGGCAGCGCAGAGGTATCTGAACGGGTGCGCAGCGCGCTGCAAGACCTGACCGGCGCGAACGGCGCGAAGATCATGCTTTCGGGCGGCGGCGGCGGCGGCGCGCAGCCGCTGGGCGACGGGCGACACGTGGCATACGCGTCGGTGACGCTGGACGCGATCTGCACGTCGCAACTGGCCTATGCGGCACCGCAACAGTTCGCCGTGGCCGGTTCATCCTGGACGTGGGAAGGCGCGCACTGTTCCGACCGCTTCGACTTCGTGGAATACGTGATGGGCTACGCGGCGACGGCACCGACGACGACTGCCGACCTGGACGCAGAAGTGTATCGCGGCCCGAACGCAAGTGTGACGGCGGCGCAGGTGGCGGGGCAGAACTACGCGGTGTTCGCGATCTACAGCGCGCGCGGGCAGGCGGGTGTCGAAGAAGGCGAAAGCGCGCTGCGGGTGGGGGCAACCCTTACGACCTGATGGCTGATCGCGACGACATGGTGCTGATCCCGCGCGTGGACGAAGGCAAATCGTCGTCGTT